ATTCCGTTCGTCGTCCGCTCTTGAATGGCGGATACTCGGAAACCCAGAGAAATATTTGCAAGGGCTTTAACGTTAGCGCGATGCTCAGTGATACGAACGCGCAGAACTTCGAGGGATTTTACCGTGCATTCAGAAGCAAACCGTTTCCCGCGATCATCGCCGAGGGTTTTGATTCGGCACGTAATGAAAATACCCGACTGGCTGGATTTTATTATCTGAGGTCTGCGCCATCGATGGCATATGCGACGCATTCAGGATCGTTTACACAAACCGAATTTCAAATCCATGAGGTGATTTAAATGACTGACCGAAATTTTAAACCAGATTCTGGGACGGACCTTGTCTTCGAAGATGCAGGCTCGACCGACCGGCTCCGCATCACCGATGGCGGGGCAACCATTCTTTACGACGAAGGCGGCTCGGCGGCCCTGTCGATTGATACAAATGGACACACCTCTATCGGAGACAGCAATTATTTTTATGTTCGGGAAATTCGTGCTAAAGACGGGAACGGCCTGAAACTTTACGATGACTCAGGAGCCGCGGGGATTTTTGTAGAAGACGGAGGTGAGGTAGGAATCGGCACAGAATCCCCCTCCGCAAAACTGCATGTGGATGGTGGTGGTCTTACAATCACTGATGATGGGGATCATGTCAGACTAACGATGGATTGTTCAGATGGTACTGGCAGGAATTGGCAATTTCAGTCAAGGAATAACGGTTATTTCTGGATACGCGATGATGATGCAGGAGCAAATCGGCTTACAATTGACACATCAGGAGATTTTACTGGGTCAGCAAGTGCTGATATTTCAGATCAAAGATTAAAAGAAAATATAAATGACATTACTAACTCTTTAGAAAAAATAAATCAATTAAGGGGAGTTAGCTATACTTGGAAAAAAGAAGCTAATAAAAATACAAATGTTAAGTATTTAGGTTTATTAGCTCAAGAGGTTGAAAAGGTTGTGCCAGATGTTGTTGTAAATAGAAGTATTTGTGATGTTGAACCCATTTATTGGGAAGAAACTGACAAACTACCTAGTGGTGTAAAAATTGGAGATTTGAAAACTGAAGAGAAAAGATACAAATCTTTGCATTATACTGGTTTAATTCCAGTTTTAGTTGAAGCAGTTAAAGAACTCTCAACCAAAGTAACCGCACTGGAAAGCGCATAATGCAGTTAACACCACAAGAATGTGAAGAAAAAATCCAGGATTTAAATAATCAGGTCCAACGATTAATTGGATACAAACAAGCACTAATTGAAATGGAAGAAGAAAATGGAAAAGAAGAAATTGAAATCAAGGAAAATGAATCCTGAGTGATGGATATCCAAATCATCCTCGGTCTGATCGAGACCCTTGGAGTCCCTGTTTTTGTGACAGGGGCCTGCATGTGGTACATCTATAAAAAAGACCTGATGCATCAGACGGAGATCGATTCCTGGAGGAACAAAGATGACACCTCTGATGAGAGGTTAATCAACCTGATCAACAGCACCAACACTAGGAATGAGGAGTTCAAACTTGCTTTGAGCGACCAAACCAGTGCAATCCGGGAGTTGGTTACAGAAATGAAAGTCAAAAGATGATGATCCCCCTCCTAGCAGGTGCAGCAAAGACCATTGTGATATCGATGCTTTCAGAGAAAGTAGTTTTACGGGTTTTTTTGATGCTTGGTGAGTGGGCTGCCAAAAGAACAACCACCACCATCGATGATAAGATCGTCACCGAGATCCGCTCAAAGTTGGAAGCGGATGGGAAAATTTAATGTGGTTGGCTTATATTACGTCGACACTTCCTCATTGCAACGGGGGCATTCATGGTTGATATGTTAACTCCTAATTTCAGCCGCGCTGAGATGCAATGTAAATGCGGTTGCGGGTTGGCGCATATGGATGAGAATTTTATGAAGATGTTGCAGTCCTTACGTGACAAACTAGGGCCGCTATCCATAACGTCAGGTGTACGTTGTGAGAAACATAACAAAAATTCAGGCGGATATCCTAAAAGCGCTCATCTGCAATCGATGGGAGCAGATATCCGCATCTATGGACCACGGGCGCTCGCCCTGGTCGATCACGCCCGGCGCGTCGGCTTTTCCGGCATCGGAATCGCACAGAAAGGCGTACATAAACACCGTTTCATCCATCTTGATATCCTCCCGCGTCAAGCGCTCTGGTCCTACTGAATAAGTCCGGTTTCCATTCTTCGTTTTTTCTTTAAAAATTTGAGTTAATTGTTTAAGTGTATGATTTTATTAACATAAATAATTCACTTTTTTGCTTGACATGCTAGGCAATAGATCTATATAATAATATTAAAGGATGAGGGAATGAGCCAGCATCCAACATTGAACGGAGACGAAAATGGAACAAATCAATACCAAAAAAAAGGCCATACAGATGCTTTGCGAATCAACACACATGATTAATGTACGAGACTTGGATAAATACACCGATTTCAGTATCCACAAAGATGGCCATGATTGGTGGCTCCGACCGGGAGCAAGCAGTAGCCCGGCAACATCTTTTACAAGGCAAGAGCTTTTGGAGATTTTAGACGCGGAGAAAAAAAGACATGATTCCAGACCGATGTTTATGAACATTCACACCGGTAGTGTGGATTCACGCGACGGATGGTTTTACGAGGTGGACGGTGAAAAGGTCAATGCCGTGGACCGGGAAGAAGTCATCCAAGTTTATTGGAACCATACCTTGGACCAATACGTGTCAGTCACAAAATAATGACTCCAAAGGAATTTAAAAATGCGAGGCAGACCCTAGGCCTGTCTCAATCCAAGATGTCCCATCAGTTGGGAGTCGCATTTCAAACTGTCCGGGCGTGGGAGCAAGGACGTAATCCGATTTCACGCGTCGTGGAATTGGCTGTTTTCCATTTATTGAAAAGGAAGAACCAACAAGCGAATGATTCCCCGGTGCAAATCTAGCGGCTCCACGCGTGTTCCATATTATCCGCGTTAATAGCTGGATAACGGGTTTTAACTTCCGTCGCCGGGGAATCAAAAAGGAGGGACCATGGACTGGACTTTCATTTTCCTTTGTTTGTATGTCGGAGGCATCAGCGCAGGACTAATCGTTCTATGGTATGTCATATCTAAATATGACGATATTGTTTTAAAGAAAACAAATGATGGACTTTGAAGAAATGCCATTCGGAAAACATAAAGGCACGAGCATCGAACGGTTGCCTGTTAGTTATATCGAATGGATTCTTGAAAATACAGATGTCGACGGATGGCTGCGCCACCAGTTGGAAAAAAGTTATGAAATCCAATTGTATGGAGGAACGAACAATGGAGACCCGTCACGTGTTATTAAAAGTGCATTTCAAACAAGTGCAAAGAAATGGCATCCAGACAAAGGCGGAACGCATGAGGCTATGGTTGCAGTTAACGAATTCCATGAACTTATTATTAAGGGGCTAGATGAGAATAAATAAACGTGTCCAAGTCTTGGCTAATGAATGCCGGGATAGAAGAAACAAGAATGCACATGTCGAACTTTTTCGAATCTTTTTACATAATTGTGTCCATGCAAAACGCATCAAATCCAGAAATTAGAAAACTCGGCCTCGGCGGGAGTGATGCAGGCATCGTTCTTGGTCTAAATCCGTGGAAAACGAGACTTGAGTTATGGCAGGAAAAAACAGGCCGGGCCGATTCTCCTGACTTGGCCGACGTTGAAGCTGTCCAATGGGGAATTCACCTAGAGCAACCAATTGCAGAAGAATACACACGGCGGACCGGAAATAAGGTTCGCAGAGTTAATCGCACGATCAAACATGGAAAACACAAATTCATTCAAGGACACATCGACCGGAAACTGGAATCGGTCATGGCCGGCCTCGAAATCAAAACAGTCGGAATCCGGTCTGCGCATTTGTGGGGCGAGGAAGGCTCCGAGGAAATCCCAGCGCACTACCGCGCCCAGGTAGTCCATTATCTCGCAATTACCGGCTGGGCGTTCTGGGACGTAGCCGCGTTAATTGGCGGCCAGAGTCTACGTATATTTACGGTGGACCGTGATGAGGACGAAATTCGCGGTCTTATCCGGAAGGAAGTCGATTTCTGGCAGGATCACGTACAGGCCGATGTTCTGCCGGAGCCGATCCAAACGCGGGAATCCTCGATGCTTTATCCGGTGAGTGATCCAGATTCCACCATGGAAGCGAGTGTTTTTGTCCATAACCAAGTCAACTGCGCCAAAAAGATATCCGGCAAAATCAACGAATTGAAAAAAACCCTCGACCGGCACAAGGCGACGATCCAGAACAGGATGGGCGCGGCGGAGGTCATGGTCGATCATGCAGGCAAAAAACTCGCGAGTTGGAAAAGTTCAACACGTAACGATATCGACAAGGCCGCGCTGAAGGAAGCACGGCCTGAATTATGGGAAGAATTCCCTAAACAATCAACGGTCCGAACTTTCAGGATCGTTTAACAAAAGGAAATCATGTCTTGGATACCAGAAACGTATGAGGCGCCTGCGTCTTTGTCAGGTGATTATCTCAAGATCCGTGCAGGAGAAACGCACAAAATAAGAATCCTCGGTGAATTCAAACATCCAAAAACTGCTATTATGGGATGGCTGGCTTGGTCTGATGAAATGGGCGAACGTCATCCAATCCGTGGTCCATACACGTCTGAAGGTTTTGATGAATGTAAAAAGTATACTGAAAAGCCCAAACATTTCTGGGCATTGATAATTTGGTTATGTGATACCAAACGAATTGCAGTTTGGGAAATCACGCAGAAAACAATTCAGGACGCCATTGTCACACTATCTAACAATCCAGACTGGGGCAGTCCCGTGAAATATAATTTGAGCGTATCGCGCAAGGGAGAGTCTCTTTCCGACACGGTCTATACGGTTGTGCCTGCCCCGCCGATTGCACCGGCATCCGACGAAGCAAAGCAAGCAGCACGAGACGCGGATATTGATTTGCAAAAGCTCTTTATCGGAGAAAATCCATTTGGAAAAGTGCCGGAAACCCTGCCACGTTCGGGTGAAGAAATCCATGATGATATCCCATTTCAATAATCAAAAAATATGGATTACAACGATTTCCTTAACGCGAAAACCCACGAAGGAACCGACCAAGGCTTTGATCCAGTTTGGATGCCGAGGGAATTATTCCCGTTTCAAGTATCACTTGTTGAATGGGCATGCCGGAAGGGCCGTGCCGCGATCTTTGCAGACTGCGGACTCGGCAAAACTCCTATGCAGTTGACCTGGGCCGAAAATGTATCCCGTAAAACAGGAGGCCGTGTTCTTATTCTAGCTCCACTTGCAGTGGCATTCCAGACGATACGGGAGGGTGAAAAATTCGGAGTCAAAGTTATTCATCGTCGTGATGGAATCCAGGAAGGAGATAAAATAGTCGTAACAAACTACGAGCGGTTGCATTATTTCAACTCAAATGATTTTACAGGAATGATTTGCGACGAATCAAGCATCCTCAAGAACTTTGACGGGGAGATTAGAAAATCAGTGACTGACTTTATGCGAAAACTTCCCTTCCGTCTACTTTGTACTGCAACTGCCGCACCGAATGACTACGAGGAGCTTGGTACATCGTCTGAAGCATTAGGATACATGGGGCAAAAAGATATGCTAACTCGTTTTTTTACAAATAATGGTTCATTTATGAATCGTGCAGGGAAAAGTGGTGGGCGGAATTATACAAAGATAGGCTCGAGCGTGTATATGATAAGACCACATGCTGAGACTGATTTTTGGCGTTGGGTGTGTTCATGGGCGCGGGCTATGAGAAAACCTGAGGATATGGGATTTAATGATGGCGGGTTTGAATTACCATCATTACATGTAAGACAGCACACAGTAAAAGCGGCACAACCGAGGGACGGATACTTATTTGATCTCCCGGCAGTTGGATTAAAAGAGCAAAGAGAAGACCTACGACGGACAATCAATGAGCGGTGTGGTATGGCTGCAAAACTAGTAAATAATCATGACAAACCCGCTTTAGTATGGTGCAACCTTAATGAAGAAGGAAAAAAACTAACACGGGATATAAACGGCGCAGTTGAGGTCGCAGGCTGTGACAGTGAAGATCACAAAGAAAGGACCTTCCTTGATTTTGTTACAGGGAAAATACGAGTATTAGTCACCAAACCATCAATTGGAGGATTCGGTCTGAATTTCCAGCATTGCGCTCATCAAACGTATTTCCCGTCTCATAGTTATGAGCAGTATTACCAGAGTGTCAGGAGATGTTGGAGGTTTGGTCAGAAAGATCCTGTTATTGTCGATTTAATAACAACAGACGGACAGGATAACGTACTGGCGAATCTACAAAGGAAATCAGAAGCCGCATCCCAGTTGTACGATAATCTTGTACTTATGATGAGAAATGAGCTTCAGATTAAAAAACAAGAAGAATACATAAAAGAGGAGCTCCCATCATGGCTTTGAAAGATCAAATTATAACGGAAAATTATGCTATTTATAATGGGGACTGCATTTCTGTTATAAGTAAAATACCGGATGACACAATTGATTTATCAATATACTCGCCGCCTTTTTGTGGACTGTATAATTACAGTAGTGATGAGCGCGACTTATCGAATTGTCGGTCGTACTCGGAATTCTTTGTCCATTATGATTATGTAATTGCCGGAATATCAAGAATTACAAGAGCAGGACGCATCAGTGCAGTACATGTTATGGATGTGCCGGGTCGTGGTAATGGGGATACAGCTAAAATGGGCAGTGGGGCAAACGTCGGGACTGGTCTTATTGATTTCCCTGGAGATGTAATTCGTGCTCATGAAAAACATGATTTTATATTCGCAGGACGTCGTGCTATATGGAAAGAACCACTTGGAGTCCGAAACCGCACAATGGCGAAAGGGCTCGCACACGCACAAATAGTTGAGGATTCAACTCTATGTGATGTCGCAAGTGCCGACTATCTCCTAATGTTCCGCAAAAAAGGGGAAAACGAGGTTCCAGTTACTCATCCTGTTGGACTTTTATCATATGCGGGCGAGCGTGAAATACCAAAGGAACTACATAGATACAAATCATTTACAGGAAAACAAACAGGAAATAAGTTCTCTCATTGGATATGGAGGCAATATGCATCGAGTGTATGGGATGATATCCGTATCGGACGAGTTCTTCCTTATAAAGAAAGCCGAGACCCAGAGGATGAGAGACATATTCATCCTCTTCAGATGGACGTAATCGAACGCGCCCTAGTTTTATGGAGTAATCCTGGAGATACCGTTTTAACGCCGTTCATGGGAATCGGGTCTGAGGTCTATGTTTCCGTGGATCAAGGACGGAAAGCAATTGGAATAGAACTGAAAAGAAGCTACTACAAGCAGGCGGAAAAGAATCTCAAACATGCGCGCCACACCGTGGAACCTAATCTGTTTGATAACCTTGTTGCGAGTTAACGAAAAAACGAAATATGAACCAATTAGCACTTTTAGGATATGACCTTTTTGGTGAGCCAGTTAATCCTGAGCCATCTGGTATCGTTGCAAAAAGGTTTATTATCCCGCCTTTTTCCGTATTAGATGCGC